TGATGCTGGTGATGGCCGCCACCGGCCCGGCCGGCGAGCCGCCCACCTTGATCTCGACGGCCGGGAAGGCGTCGAGCACGCGCTCCCAGGTCTGCGTGATGATGCTGCGGCCCATCAGGTGCTCGGCATGCTGGCGCGCGGCGCTGACCAGGGTGGCAATGAGCGCATCGTCGGCGCTGTGCGTGACGCGCAGGTGCAGCTTGGCCTCGGCGGTGCTGACGGGCTCGGCCGCCGGCGCGGTGATCAGTTTCAGGGTCATCGGGTTCCCCCGCGGTAGGTGGGGCGGCGCGCGGTCTGCACGTTGGCCGGGCGGCCCGCCAGCTGCAGGCGGCGGCCGGCGGGGGAAGCGCTGAGGGGCTGCGCCACGCCTTGCAATGCGGCGCTGACAGCGTCGACCGCGGCGGCGGATTCCGCCAGCGTGGCCGCCATGAGGATGCTGCGGCTGCAGGCGTCGAGCACCGGCGCCACCTCGGCCAGCACAGCGGCATAGGCGCCCTGCTTGACGGCCGTGCAGACGTCTGCGGCCGCGGCAGACTCGCTGGCCGCAGCCACGGCAGCCAGCAGCGCGGACACGGTGTCTGCCGCCGGGTCGCTGTCGGCCAGGCTGGCAGAGTAGGTGCCGGAGAGGTTGCCGGCTGTGGTGTCGGTGGCGCTTGCTGCTTCTGAAACGGCGACGGCTGCCGCCAGGGTGGACGCCGAGGTATCGGTGGCGGCGGCGGTTTCGACCGCGTCGGCAGCCGCAACAAGGGCGGCGGATTGTGCGGAGGTGCCGGTTGCTGATTCGCTGGTCGATGCAGCGGCCGAAAGAGCAGCCGTCTGGCCGGCTGTTGCTGCAGCCGATTCGGCAGCAGCAGCGGCAGCAGCCATAACTGAGGACGCAGTCTCAACCGCCCCGCCGGACTCCGACACCGACGAATCGAGACCACCCCCAGCCGAAGCCGGCGCCGAATCACCATTGGTGCCGACGCCGAAGTACCGCCAAAGCTGCGTGCTCGTGTCGCTGTGCTTGGCCGGGCCGACGTAGCCGGCCGCCGTGTAGGCTGTGGCCGCCGTGCCGTCGATGTCCCAAGTCCCGGGCTCCGAATCGCCATCGGCCCACGCACGGCCATAGGCTGCTGTACCGTTGATGCGGAATCGAAGATTGACCCAGTCATCTGCACTGAAGGACACCGACGCGGTGGCCAAGGTCAGGAACGCGCCGCCTTCGATCCGGCGAAACTGCATCTCCGTCGTGCCGAGGGCGAGCACATAGCCATCCGTCGAGCCGGACCCGACGATGCGCACCGCGATCCAATGCCTCGCGGTTGACGACACCTTGACCTGGACCAGAACCTCCACGTCGTCGCGGTCAGCATCCGCATCGATGCTGTCCCACGCCAGCATCTCATTGCGGTTGGCCGTGCTGGTGGCCTGAAGCTGGTCCGTGCTGACGACGGACCACGCGGGCGCCGTGTGCCCGGTGGTCAGCGTCCGCTGCGTCCAGCCGGTGATGCCGTCCGCGAAGTCGTGGAAGTACTGCGCCATGCGCTATCTCAAGGCGGCGCGTGGCCGGCGAAGGTCAGGAGGTAGTCGATGTCGGCGGAAACCCCGAACGGTGGCGCGTAGCCCTGGTGGCTAAAGCCGAAGGGCCCGTACACCAGGTTCAAGTGGCGGGCGTGGTACTCGGCATAGCCGCGGTCGAAGGCTGCCTTGTCCATCGGCGGCCCAGGCAGGATGCGCGCGATGCCGCCGGCCGTGCCGGTGAAGAACATGCGGCCGTAGCCCACGGCCACGGCGCACGAGTAGCCCAGGTTGTAGATCCACGGCGCCGCGTTCGTGTACTTCCACTCCGTGCCGTCCGGCAGGTAAGCCACGGCAGCCGCGCTGGGACTGGCGCTCCACGACGAGACAAAGATCGTGCCCTTTGGGCCGAACGTGCCGTCGCTGATGGCGAACTTCAGGAATGCCGAGAGCCGGTGCAGCGGGATGTCGCGCACGTACTCCAGCGCCCCAGTCAGCAGGTTCACCCGCTTGATGCATGCCGAGACCACACTGCCGAAGTACACGTAGTCGTCGAGCACGTACAGCCCTTCAGGCCCAACGCACGGCTGCGCACGCAGTTCGGCCAGCGTGCCAGACCCCTGCATCTTGCGGGACCAGTCCACCAAGGTGGCGTTGCCGGGCAACGACGGGTCGCGCTCGGCCAGCACGCGCACCAGCGCGCCAGTGGCTTTGTCGTATTCGACAACGCGGTTGGCCGTGCGCTCGCTGACGATGATCGAGTCGCGCCAGTCCACCACGTCCCACGGCTCGGCGATGCCCGACAGGAACTCGGTGACGACGGCGGGCGTGCCGTGGCTGCGTCCGTCGAACTCGACGCGGTTCACTGTGCCGTGCAGCGTGTTGGAGATGTACCCGACCGGATTGATGGTGTGCGGGATGCGGTTGTCTTCCTCGGGGATCGGGGCACCGCCGAACGACTGCAGAGACTGCTGATCCCAGCAGAACCCCCAGGCCTCCCACAAAGACCGTCGCGCCTCGGGCACGGCGGACCAATCGCCGACGAGCTCGAGCGTCGCCGGGTCGGCCACGGCGCCATACGTTTCGGTGCCGTCCTCGTGGTAACTGCCGACATCGGCGTGTCGGTAGCCGACGAGCGTGGTGACAGTGCCGTCGTCGCTGATGCGCATCAGGCGCCAGGGGTCGAGCGCGTACAGGTTGTTTCGCGGCGCTCCGCCGTCCGGCTCCTGCGTGCCGGTACCGATGCTCATGTGCGTGACGAATGGCGTGGAAGCGCGGCCACGTGGCCCGTCCAGAAGTTGCACGACCGGGAGCCGCCAGCCGACATGCTCCCAGAAGTAGACCTGTGAGTTGAACGACGACATGACGCCGTCACGGCTGCGGTTCGGGATGTACCGCTGCCACTTGTCGTCGTTGACCGTGAGCATCTGCGACGTGAGCGCGGGCGTGTTGCTGAATGGCGCGTAAGCCTGCGGCGGCAGCGGTGCCAGCGTCGGGGTGTAGCGGGCAGGCACCCAGCACCAGGCATGTTCGGCCGTGCCGTCGTGCATCCATGTCAGGTCGTAGGTCATCGTGCACACCGGCATCATCGGCACTTCGGCGGCGCCATCGATGTAGCGGAAGGCGAACCACTTGGGGCACGTCTCGCCATCTGCCAGGCCGCCGAGGTCAAGCTCGACCCATGCCTCGGGCAGCCCGGCCAGGTCCACCGTGGCGGTGCCGTCGATTTGGCCGTCGCCGAAGGCCACAGACCCGCGCGGCTCGCCGTTCACGAGCACCGTGTACGTGCGCGCCGGCAGGAACGGCGCAGCAGGCGGGGTCACGTCCCATGCCACGTTGCGGCGGTGGATCACGGCGCCGGCAGTGGCACCCTTCCAGACCTGCAACCGCTGCGCGCGTTCGTACTTCGCCCCCTTGTAGTAGCCGTCGAACGCGACAAGGCGCTCGCGGTTCAAAGGCTGCGTGTGGATAACAGGCGCGTCGCCGACGGGCGGCGCAGGGGGCGGTGGCGGCGGCGGCGGTTCTGGCGCGGGGGCGGGTGGCGGCGGCTCCGGGGCTGGGGGCTCAGGCGCCGGCGCCGGCGCCGGCGGTGGCGTGGCTTCGAGCACCTCCACGTCGTCGGCGTCGACATCCAGCGCGTCGGCCTGCTCACGCAGGAGCAGTGCGCGAGCGCGCAGGCGGTCTGCGATGGTAGTCATGCGCCAGCGATCACAGCGCCAGCGAGTAGCTGACGGTGAGCACGTTGGCCGACACCACGGGCTGGTCGCCGCCGCTGAACAGCCCGGCGCTGATGAGCGTGCCGGTGGTGCCGTCCTTGGTGGACACGGTGGTCAGGAAGCAGCCCTTGACGGTGCCCGACTCGTTGAAGGTGAAGTCGAGCCCGGCGCTCAGCGCCTTGCTGCCGCTGGACGCGGCGGCCCAGGCGGCGGTGGGGCGCGCGGACTCGTCGTAGTCGGGCGCGTTGGTGGCGGCGGCTTCCGTCCAGCCGGCGTGCGACGACATGGTGTCGCCCGCGGCGATGGCGCTGTAGCTCACCGACGAGATCAGGCCCAGGTAGAAGGCCGCGGTGTAGCCGCTGCCGGCCAGGGCCTGGTCGAGCAGGTAGTTCTTGCCCACCGTGACGACGGTGTTGGGGAATGATTCCTGCCGGATGATGGGCCCGCCCTTGTAGGCCCGCAGGGTCATGGTGAAGATGCCGCGCGCCTGCGCATGCTCGGCCGCGCCGTGGCGGGCGGAAAGCGATGCGCGGGCCGCGGCGCTGGCGTGCATGCGTTCGGCAGTCATGGTGTCCTTGTGCGGTTCTGGTGCTGCAAAGCACCGCGCCCGGCGCGTGCGGTGTGCACGGCCGGGCGCGGTGGCTTGCGGGTGGGTTGGATCAGTCGGCGATGGCCTGGTCGGGCGTGGCGCCGCTGTAGCGCTTGCCGTAGAGGTTGAACAGCACGATGCAGCCGCGCGAGGCGGTGGCGGCGTGGCCGGTGCAGTCGACCCGCAGGCAGTCGAAGCCGTTGGCGACGTCCAGGTCTTCGGCCGCCACGTCGATCACGTACAGCGAATCCTTGCTGTTGGTGGTCTGCGTGGTGAACGTGTTGCTGGTGACGGCGGTTTCGGTCAGGGCCTTGGCGGCGCCCAGGTCGGTATTGGCCAGCATGCGGGTGAAGGCAAGTTCCTTCTCGCTGGTGCCGGCCACTGCGGTGGCCTGCTTGAGCGTGATCGTGGAACCGGTGACGGTGGTGCCGTCGGCAATGGCGATGACGATCTGGCAGCGGGCGTAGCCCTTCATCGACACGTAGTCGGTGTCGCCGAGGGTGGAGGTGAGCAGGAGGCCGATGGCGCCAACCACCGGCGTGACCTGTTCGTCCAGGCGTGCGCTGAGGTTCATGATGTTTTCCTTTCAGGTGGTGGGGTGTCGATCAGCGAGCGCCCAGGGCCACGAAGTGGCTGAGCGTGTTGCTGCCGCTGGCGCGGGCGATGGGTGCAGACAGCCACGGCTGGCCGCCCACGCGCATGACGAAGCGGAAGGCGCGGATGTTCTGGTCGAAGTAGAAGTGCATCGACTGGTCGGCCTTGACCGCGCCCTTGGTGATGGCCATGTACTGGCGCATGTCGGCCAGGACGATGTCGCCAGCGGACGAAAGGGCCGGGGAGGCTTCGGTCATCACGATGGGCCGGCCCAGCAGGGTGCCGTACTGGGAACCGGACAGTCCACCCGGCGGCAGGAACAGCGGGCCCCCGCCGACGTTTTCGGTGCCGGCCACGTTCTTGACGTTGACCGTCATCTGCGGCAACAGCGCTTCGACGTCCTGGTTGATGATCCACACCGCGCTCATGCGGTTGCGCGCCGGCATGCGGCTGTACATCTTGAGCACGTTGGCGGCCAGCACGGTGCCGGCGGCCTGGCTGGTTTCCTTGGCCACCGTGACCAGTGCGGGCGAGTTCAGCAGACCCAGCATGGTGCCCACGCCGGTGCCGTTGAGGATGGCGTAGCTGAGCTTGTAGGCCATCTTGTCGCCGGCGAGCATGGAGATCCAGGTGCCGAGCGCGGGCGCGTCCTCGAGCGATTCTTCGGTGACCGGGCACAGCGCCGTGAGGCGGCAGAGCTTGATCTCGCCGTTCTTGAACACGGGCTTGGTCTGGCTGATGGTGTCGGCTTCGCTGTCCCAGTAGGCCTGCACGCCGTTGGTGCCGTGCGCGGTTTCTTCGTTGGCCGGGAAGATGAAGGAGTTGCCGGACACCGGGATCTGGCGCACGCGCGTCATCAGCGATTCACCGGCGTCGATGACGCTCATGATCTCGTTGGAGTACTGCGGGGGCACGAGGAAACCGCCGTCGGCACCGCTGGATTCGTTGGCGTAGGTGCTGGCCGCAGCACCGATGCGCAGGCGCTCGTCCACGGCCGTGGGACGCAGTGCGGCGCCGCGCACGGCCGACAGGAACTGCCCGAAGTGGGCAAAACCGTGCTGCGCGTCGAGCGTGCGGCGGTCCACGCCGACCTGCACGGTGGCGTCGCCGACGTCCAGCGCGGTGCCGCCGGCCTGCGCGGGCAGCGCGGCTGCGGTGCGCTCGATCTCGATGGCCTCGCGTTCTTGCGCGATGGCGGCTTCCAGGGTGCCGGCTTCGGCCTTGGCGGCGTCGAATTCGGCAGTCTGTTCGGCGGTGAAGAGGGCTTCACCCGCGGCGGCGCGCACGGCCTTCATCTTCTCGACGGCCGCGGCCTTGCGCCGCAGGAGCGCTTGGAGTCGCTTGTTCATGGTGCGGTTTCCTTTCGGATGGGTATGAAAAAGCCGCCTCGGTGGGCGGCTGGGTCGGGGTTGACAGGTGCGGCCGTCGGGCCTGCGCCTGGCGCCATCGGGCGCCGGGTGGTCTGGGGTCTGTCAGGCCTCCAGGATCTGGATGTCTCGGTCGGCCAGCTCGGCGCGCAGGCCACCGCGGGGGGCGGCGCTGCGCGCGTAGCGGGCGATGGTGTCTTCGAGCGTGGCCACGCGGTCGGCCATGCCGTTGGTCTTGGCGTCGGCGGCCAGGCGCATGCGGCCTTCGCCGAAGGCTTCGCCGCGCACGGTGCCCACGGGCAGGTTGCGGCCCTGGGCCACGGCCTTGGTGAAGGCGGTGTAGTAGGCGTCGACCTGGCTTTGCAGGTGGGCGCGGTGCTCGTCGGTCAGCGGACCGGACTCGTAGCCTTCGGCCTTGTACTTGCCGGCGGTGATGTACTCGGTCTTGACGCCCACGCGCTCGCGCATGGCGCTGGTGTCCTGGTGCGGCACGATGACGCCGATGCTGCCGACCATCCCGCTGGGCGTAACGACGAGCTCGTGGGCCTGGCTGGCGAGCCAGTAGCCGCCGCTGGCGGCCATGTTGTTGGCCACGGCCACCAGGTGCTTGCCGCTGTTGTTGCGGATGTCGGCGAGCACGTCGCCCAGCTCCTGCACGCCGAAGACGCTGCCGCCTGGGCTGTCGACGTCCATGATGATGGTGCCCACCTCCGGGTCTGCCGCTGCGGCGCGCATCTGCGCGGCCAAGGCTTCGGTGCTGGTGAGCGGCCGGCTGGTGTTGGCCACGGCATAGGCACGGTGCGCCAGGACGCCGTACACGGGCACCACGGCCACGCCGCGCCCGCTGGCGGCCATGGCGGCGCTGCGGCGCTGGGCAGCAGCCTCGGGTGCGTCACCGATGGCCGCGCTGATGTCGTCCGCTCCCAGCCGGGTGCCGGCTGCCCAGCGCAGCAGGATGTGCTCGACGCTGGCAAAGACGCCTGGCTCCAGGGCCCAGGGGGTGCGGTAGAAGGCGGCAAGCAGGTGCAGCATGGTCAGCTCTCCAGCCGCATCAGGGCGGCGGCCTGGGTGGTTTCAATGTCGGACAGCAGCGCATGGCCACCGGCCAGCCAGTGGTCGGCGCGGGCCAGGGTTTCGGCGACGTGGTCAGCGGCAGCGGCCTCGGACACGGCCATGACGTCGGCGACGAAGCGCGCATGTCCGTCGAACGCTTCGGCCAGGGCCTGCGCCTTGTCGGCGGCGCCGTGGCAACGCTTGATGAGCGCGACCTCTTTGCGGGCCACGCGGTCGGCGCTGGCCTGCAGGAGTGCCACGGCGCGGGCATCTGGCAGCGCGGGCGGCACGGCAGGCTGCAGCAGTGCATCCGGGTCGCGCCCGCGCGCCTGGTCAGCGCCGCGGCTGCCGGCCGGGGCCATGTTCAGCGGTTCGAGAGGTTCGTCCAGGCCGTCCAGCGCGTTCATGTTCTCGCGCTCGCGGGCTTCGTTGCGCACCATCCAGCCGTCCTGGATGGCCTTTCCATAGGCTTCGTACCGGGTCTTGGTGTCGCCGCGCAGCAGGCCGTCGAGCAGGAACTCCGGGAAGTGGTCGGGCCCGAAGTCGAGGTCGCGCAGCAGCGTCTGCTCCCAGCGGCGGGCCCAGGGAAGGATGCAGTCGCTGACCCATTCGAGCGCGGCTTGCTCGACGTTGGCCCACTTGGCCTGGTCGTAAATGCCGATCTTGTGCGGCGGCACGCGCCACAGGCCGCAGATGTCGACCTCGCTGTGCTTGCGGGATTCGAGCCACTGGCTGTCGGCCGGGCTCAGTGGCAAGGCGTGCAACTTCATGCCCTGATCCATGACCGGCGTACGGCCCTGGTTGACACCTGTTGTGCCGGCATGGAACTGGCGGAGCATGCTTTGACGCGATTCTTCATCCTTGAATTTCGCCCCGGCCGGCATTTCGATCCACGTTGGAGGCCGGGCAGCGTTGCCGAAGTAGGTGGCGCCGAAGTCGCGGCTGGTGATGGCAGCGCCAATGGCCTCGCGCTCGGCCTCGACGGGGTTGATGCCGCAGTAGCCGTCGGTGCTGAAGCCGGCGAGGTGCAGCACCTGTCCGAAGACGAGCGTTCGCTCGCGGCCCTGCGCGTCCTGGGTGCGGTAGCGCGGCAGGCCGCTTGGCGCCACCTCGACGCGCGTGCGCTGCGGGTGCAGTGGCAGCAGCATGTCTGGCATGCCGGCGCCGTTGTAGACGATCTCGCTGTAGCCGTTTCCCAGCAGGCTGGCATGGCCCTGCATCATCTCGCGCCACTGCATGGCGGTCTGCCATGGGTTGGGCTGCACCTGCAGCAGCCGGGCCAGCGGGTGCGATGCGTCGCGCTCCTTGCCGCGCTCCTTGCCGCGCTGCAAGCGGCGGTACACCGGCATGGGCAGTGCGCCAACGGTTTCGGCGATGGCGCGCACGCACTTGTAGACGGTGGACAGGCGCAGCGCGGTGTCGGCATTGACGCGGGCACCGCCGGCGCTGTGCGCCACCGGCATGTACCAGAAGTCGTCGCCAGCGCTGCGGCCGGGAGCAGAGGCCAGGAACATCAGCGAAGACCCCCTGCCATGCGCGCCACCGCCAGCGTCAGCAGCACGAGCGACACGCCGCCGAACATGAGGCCACCAGGCAGCCACCACAGGCCGGCACCGACGGACGCAGCCAGCCAGCCGGCGGCCATGCAGGCGTTGAAGACGCGCACGTTCATGCGAAGGTGAACTCGTAGTCGGCGCCGATGACGACTTCTGCATCGGCAGGCTTGCTGGCGATGCCGCGCGCCATGATGGCGGCCAGCACCAGGTCGATGCGCCCACTGGCGCGGCGCTTGCTGAGCTTGCGGTTGCCGGCGTCGTCTTCCACGATGACGGCATTGGCGGCGCACCAGGTGAGCACGGGGTGTGCTGGGTGCACCAAGTTGCCGGCGATCAGGTCGGATTCGAAAGTTTCGATGGCGGGCGCCATGTCTTTGTAGCCCTGGCCGAACTCGACCAGCGGCGGCAGCGTGATGCCGGCGTCGTCGGCCATGGCCTTGAGGTCTGCGATGCGCCAGCGGTCGTAGGCCACGGCCACGATATCGAGCTGCGACGCCAGCGCCGCCAGGCGCTGCAGCACGTGCAGTTTGCTGATGGCCGGGCCCGGCGTGGTGAGCAGGTGACCATCGCGCACCCACTGGGTGTAGGGCACTTTGTCCTGGCGTTCCCGATCCATCAGATCCTGCTCGGGCAGCCAGGCAAAGGGCAGAACGCGCCAGGGCTCGTCGGCCTGAAGGGGCTCGATCAGCAGCGCCAGCGCGGTGAGGTCGGTGGTGCTGGACAGGTCCAGGCCCGCATAGGCTCGGCGACCGCGGAACTGCTCGAGCGCGTAGCTGCGCGCGGCCGGCATCCACACGGTTGGGCTGAGCCAGGGCGCATCGGCCTCGGTCCACTGGCAGAAGTTGAGCCGGCGCACCAGGGCCTGCTTGCTGGGCAGGCCGCGTGCTGCGGTGACCTCGCCGCGCAGGTACTCCAGGCCCGGCAGGTTAGCCTCCTGCAGCGACGGGTTGGCCTTGGGCCAGCATCGCTCATCGTTGAACGGGTCGTCGGTTTCGTCGAGGTTGCAGACGAAGCCAAAAAAGGCGTCGTCCTCGACCACACCGGTGGCCACCTGCAGCGCATAGTCGTGGTACTGGCCGCAGGTGCTGGTTTTGTCGTGGCCGCTGTTGGTGATGCAGAACAGCAGCGGCTGTCTGCGGCTCTTGAAGCCGGCCCGCAGCATCTCGATCACGTGATTGCTGGGGTGCTCGTGCAGCTCGTCCACCAGCGACACGTGCGGGCGCGGGCCGCTCTGCCCCTGGTCGGCGCTGATGGGGCGGAAGAACGACCCCATCTTCGGGTACGAAAGGTTCCAGACCTTCTCGTTCATGCCGCTGGGCACCAGGCGGCGCAGCAGGTCGGGGCTCTGCTGGAACATGGCGACGGCGTCGCGGAACAGGATCATGGCCTGGTCGCGCTTGGTGGCGGCGGCATAGACCTCGGCCCGCGCCTCGCCGTCGGCCGTCAGGCCGTGCAGCCCCACGCCGGCCGCCAGCGGGCTCTTGCCGCTGCCCTTGGCCGTCTCGACGTAGGCCACTCGGTAGCGGCGGGTGTCGTCGGCGCGCTTCCAGCCGTACAGACTGCCCACGACAAAGCCCTGCCACCCCAGCAGGCGAAACGGCACGCCCTCGAACTGGCCGCCGTTGAGCCGCAGCACTTCCTCGAAGAAGGCGCAGGCCTCCAGGGCGGCCGGCAGATCCCAGCGCAGGCCGCGGGCCGGGGCTTCGTCAAGGTCGCGCAGATGGCGCGCAGCAGCGGCGCGCACACCCGGGCCGGCGATGACCTTGCCGGCGGCCACGGCCTGCGCCCAGGCGGTCACGCGGTCGACCAGCGTCGGCTTGCGCGGCGCGCGCCTGCGGGAAGCGGCCTTCGGGCGGTCGGCGACGGCGGCTTCGGTCACTGGAAGAAGCGCGCCGTGCCGGCTGGCTCAGTGGGTTTGCCGAACAGGTCGCCCTGCGGGTCGACCATCACGCGCGAACGGCTGACGGGGTCCATTCCGAACCGAGCCATGAAGGCCTCGGCACGCTTGCTGCTCATGGCCATGGCCACGTGCAGCTGGTTCAGCATCTCGCTGCCCTTGGCGCTGGGCCTGACGAAGGTGTCGCCGCGCTCGCGCCGCGTCTTGCGGTAGTCGGCCACGGCGTCGCACAGCATCTCGAGCGCGATGGTGTCGGCCACCGTCAGCACACCGGTGCGGCTGAGGATCGGAGCCACCTGGCGCCACACCGCAGCCGAGTCGGCGGCCAGGTGCGTGGGCGGCTCAAGGTCGAGCAGCCGGTCGGGCTCGGGCTCGTTGCCGTTGCGGCGGTCTGCCCGGTCGGTGCCCTGCATCTGCTTGAGCGCCGAAGGCTTGGGCAACCTACCCGCCATAGCCCCCCCCATCCATTTCGCCACCTTGCAAAGAGATTGCAGGGATCGGTCCCGGAGGTTGAGGAAAGGAAGTTTTGCACCCCCCCTCCCCTGCCTGTGCCCAGGGGTGGCGGGGGTCGGTCGGCAGGCCAGTGATGGCGCAGGCGGCCGAGGGGCGCCGCGGGGCAGTGAGGCCGCGGGCCTGCATGGCTTCGAGCGCGGTCTTGGCTCGGTGGCAATCGCGGTTGATGGCCTGCAGGTTGCCATCGTCATCGGTGCCGCCGTTGGCCTTTGGCACCTTGTGGTCGACCTCGTGAGCCGGCAGCACGCGGCCCAGGCGCTGGCAGTCGCTGCACTGGCACATGCCACCGTCGCGGGCCAGGATGCGCTTGCGGGTGCGATCCCACGCGCTGCCGTACCCGCGCTCATGGCGGCTGCCGCGGCGCAGGTCTGCGAATGATCCGGGTGTGATGGTTGGGCGCATGAAGCACAAGGCCCCGAACACCTTGCGGTGCCGGGGCCTGGGCTGAGGCTTGACGACGACGCCAGCAGAGCCAGCGTGCCCGAACTGTAGGGCCTGGCGCTAACTCGTAAAACCCCCGCGCAACAACACGCCCAGCTGACGCTTGGCCTCGGCCACACGCGCCCGCACCGTGCCTGTCTGGCAGCCCAGCGCCTGGGCCTGATCGTCCGGTTGCAGGCGCTTGATGTAGACCACGTACAGGGCGTCACGCAGCTTGACGCTGAGATCGCGGATGTGCCCGTCGATGGCACGCTCCTGCGCATCGCCGACGACCACCACACGCATGCCCGGCCGCATGCCCGGGCTGGGCGGCGACCAGGATGGATCGAGCACATTGCGCGTGGGGTAGCCGGCGCCGCACATGCCAGCCGTGCGCCATGCGGCCCAGGCTAGCAGGCGCTGCTCCAACAGGTCGACCGTGGGCTGGGCCGCGATCATCCGCGCCGGCTCCCGTGCCCGCGCACGGCGTCGAGCCTGGCCCGGTTCCTCTCCATGGCCTGCCGCACTTCGACGGGATCGGTGCGTGTGGGCGGCGCCTCGTCGCGCGCCGCGCTGGCCTCGCGCAGCCGCTCGCCGGCGTCCATGAATCGCTCGATGCGGCTCTCTCCGGCCAGCAACCAGTCGATGTCGTGCCGGCCGTTGGCCATGCACCACTCGTCGACCAGGTTGCCCTCGATGGCGAGCTCGAGGTCTTCTTCGCTGTACAGCAGCAGGGCCGCGGCGATGGCCTGCCGGCGCGTGCTGCCGAGCTTGGCGCGTTGCGGCATCTTGCGGGCCATGAAGACCCAGTAGTCGAAGATGCGCCGCACCGGGTCGGCCGACAGCGAGTTTTCGCGCGTGGTTGCGAGGGGCGAAATGAGCTTGAGTTGCGGTGTTGGCATGGGTTTTGTCGTCGTCGTTGAGCGTTGAAGACCTTGATTCATGCTCTCGGTGGAAGCCTGAGCAAAGCGGGGCCCCTTCCCCACGCACAAGCGTGTGGATTCACCCCGCCGCGCTGTCTGCATGCCCTGCGGCATCAGCCCTCGCGTCGCGTCAGCCAGCCTTGCAGCACGCCGATGAAGGCGCGCTGTTCCCGCGGGCGCTGGCCACTGGGCCCACCCTGCCCCGTCTCTGCGGTCCCGTGTCTAGGGGCGTCACCTACGGCGCGCGGCCCGTCGGCCTTACCGCGCGCAACGGATCTGTCTGCGCTACATGCGCGCCTCCATGGGGCCGTGCGGGGCAGGCACATAGGCCGGCCACCGCGCCCAGCCCGCAAAGACGCCGGCCAGCGCCTGGTGCCCAGGCACCACCGGCACGCGTACCGCGGGCCGCGCGTACACCGGCACCGGCCGGCAGACGCCAGGCACGCGCACAGGCGCCACCTTGGCCGCCTGGCCGGCGCGCACCATGTTGTCGAGCGCCGTGCGCGTCATGCCGATGGCCCAGCCGGTGCGCTGCGCCAGCTGCTTGCAGGTGCCCGGGCCGTCCACCAAGGCGGCGGCCAGATCCACGCGGATCTCGCTCTGGGGCCTCATTCCCCCAGGCTCCCCCGCGTTCCCGCGGCATTCCCTCCGTCGACCCCCGCCAATCCCTGGGCCAGCAGCTGGCGGTGCAGCACCATGGCGGCATGCACTTCATCGGCCGCCCACAGATCCATGACGTCGCGGACGATTTCCTGCTGGCTCTTGCCGGTGGCCTGGCTGCGCGCCTCGAGGGCGCAGTGGGTGCGCGTGGTCAGCTTGCCGCGAAAGTCGTGCAGCTCGGCACTCATGCGCACCTCATGAAGAAAAGCGCGCCCCAGGCCTTGCAGCCCAGGGCGCGGAACGAGGGCACCAGCCCTCGGGAGGAGACTCTGTGGGGCGGGCGCCCTGCCTGCGGTACGCTGTGAATCCCCAGACACACAGCCCACAGGAGGGCGCCCATGGAACTGATCAACCCCACCATCACCGTGCAGAACGTCAAAGGCGACGCCTGGCTCGTGCGCTGGCCACAGCGCCTGAGCGAGCACGAGCACATCGACGTTGCACTCACGGTGCCGAAGAGCGCTGCAGCGCCCCTGGGCGAGGTACAGGCGCTGCTGATGGACCGCCTGCTGGAGTACGTGGGCAAGCAGCGGGACAAGTTGCGCAGGAACAGCTGAACTGCGGCTGCGAGTCCAGCAGCGTCGTCACGTCATGGCAACCCTGGCAGGGCGGCACTGAACACACACATCTGAACTGCGGCGCCACGTCGAGCAGCGTCGTGACATCGTGGCAGCTCGGGCACGGCTTACGCTGCATCGCGGGCCTCCTGGTCTTGGCCTTGCGGCACCGGGCGGAAGACATCCGGCCGTGCCAGTTCGAGGTACATGCGCCGGGCCTTGGGAATGCCGCGCCGCTTCCAGGCGCTGACGGCCTGGGGCGCGATCTCGAACACGCCAGCCACGACCACGGGCCCGCCCATGGCGGTGATGAGTTCTGCGTCTGGATGCTCGGACATGCCGGCAGTGTAAGTCGAGTTGCACATAGGATGCAACCCGGGTTTCACGCCGGTCTGTAGGCTCGCCACATGAAAGTAGACCCGCCGGCTGACCTGCTGACGCCGCAACAGCGCATCGGGTGGGCCATCCAGTGGGCCAAGGCGCACAAGGGCATCACACCTCAGGCGCTGGCGGACAAATGCGGCGTCACCCGACCTGGCTTGCTGAACTGGACCAGCAGCGACACCAACATCGACAAGGTGGGCATCGGCGCGCTGCGCGCGTTCTGTGCTGCGCTCGACCTGGATCTGGAGTGGTTGCTTTCAGGCGCCGGGCAGGCCTGGCGCGCGCCGATCACCAACAAGCACACCCAGCGCATCGTGGATGAACTGCGCCTGCTGGCCCGGGAAGAGCCCGCGGAGTATTCCGTGATCGTGAAGATGATCCACGCTGCGGCAGACGGTGTGCGCCGCGGCGACGAAGAAGGCACCGACCAGCAGCCATAGCGCCGGCGCCGCATGCTTGCAGCGCGTCAGCCGCTGCGGTTGCCAGCTTTCTTCGCGGCCATCCGCTCGTTGTAAGCCTGCTGCGCGGCCTGCCTGTAGGGGCGCAGGTCAACGCCGCAATGCTTGCACTTCAGCGCCTGCCAATGCACACGCTCCGCGCATTCTGGGCACTGGTCGGTTGCATCCTCGTGGGCGTTGCGGGCCGGCAGCAAAGCCAGCAGCACGCCGCTGATCAGCGGCGACGCCACCACGGCCAGCATGAGATACCCAAAGCCTGAGCGCCCGCGCGCCGCGGCCGCAATGCCGATGACAACGGACAACCCAAGCCACAGCAGAACCCACTCCATCCCCCAGTGTTGCACATCAAAGTGAAACTCGACTTGCACACATACTGAAAGTCTGCTTACACTACGCCCCATCGGCCACCCCGGCCGCATGGAGGCGAAGATGCACACCCCCCGCACCGGCACGAGCCGGACGCTGCTGGCCCAGGCCACGCAGCGCGCCCACGAAGAGCTGAACCGCCGGCTGGCCGAGCTGCACCAGCTGGCCCCGCTGCTCGAGCGCCTGGAGCCCGTGCTGCCGGCCCTGGCCGCCCAGGGCCTGGAGGTCTACCCCAGCGACATCGGCCACATCTGGCACCAGCCTGACCCCGGCAGCCCGCGCCGCCTGCGCGCGCTGCGCATCACCACCCGGCTCCTGACCAGCGACACCAGCCGCTGCCAGCACTGGCTGGACGCGCTGACGGCGCAGGGCTTCCGCGAGATCCACCGCGACGACTACCTGCACTACCCGCAGGCCGTGCTGCAGCGCGGCCACCTGCTGCTGGTGGTGGACGCCCCCGCCCCGGCCAGCACGGCCGCCGCCGCGGCCAAGGTGGCGCACCAGCGCCGCGCCGAAGACGCCTTTGCCGAGGCCGCGGCATGAGCACGGCCGCCCGCGTCATCAGCGCCGCCCAGCGCCGCCCGGCCCTGCCGCGCCGGTTGTGGCTGCACCTGCAGCGTGCCGTGCTGCTGTGGAACACCAACAGCACCGAGCAGTACATGGCCGCGTGCGAACGAGACGGCATCATGGACGGCGAGACAATCCGCGCCTGGCGGGCCCACCTGTGCGCCGAGCGCGTGCGGCTGGCGGTGCTGGAGGCCGCCCTGCGTGGCGAGGTGCAGCCGTGAGCCGCTACGCACCCCGGCGCCCGATGTTCAGCGACACGATGCCGATGCCGGAGCCTGACCAGATGGCGCGGCCGGCCTGCAGCGCCGACGCCTGCCGCGGCGGGCGCCGGCCCTGCCCCTGCCCCGAGGCCTGCCAGCTGCAGGCCGACGAGCACGCCGCCGCCACGCAGACACCGATGCGCCGCGCGGTGGCCGTGGCGGTGCTGGCCGTGTGCCTGGCCTGCCTGTGGGCGGCGTGGTCGGCTGCCTGACGCGCTTTGGCGATCGAACACCATGAGCGAACCACCCCGCCAGGGCCGCCTGATCGAAGACGCACGCGCCGGCGTGCGCGGCGACGGCACATACACGCTGCGCGTGGATTTCAGCCCGCCACACCCGCCTGGCGGCAAGCCGCGCCGCTACGTGGCGGTGCAGGAGCTGGGCACCGGCCCGGCCGCCAGCCTGGTGGCTCGCAGCAAGGCCAACAGCCTGCGCCGCGGCGTGCTGGTGCGCGTGCTGGCCAGCACCGAAGAGGACAAGCGCGGCCGCAGCTGGCTGCACGGCGTGCAGCAGATCGAGGCGCCCGACATGCCGCCACCGGCGTGGCTGGGCCGGCAAGCCCGGGACGACTGACCATGACCCCCACAGACCCCCGCATCGACATGGCCCTGGCCGAGCGCCGGCTGGCCGAGGCCGCCGTGGTGTCCGACATCGAGTGCAACGGCCTCCACGCCCGGCATTTGGGCCAGCGCGTGTGGGACGTGCGCGCCATGACCGACCCGCGAGAGCACTGCCCGCAGGTGGTGGACATGACCCGCCAGGCGCTGGCCTACGCCGAGTGGCGCGGCCTGATCCGCGTGGTCGAGCGCATGGCCTGCGGCGCCCCGGCCATCGTGCGCGTGCTGCGCAACCCGGGCTGAGCATGGCCGCACCCGGTTTTCTGGTGGTGGGTGAGCACGTGGCGCGCAACCCGATCGCCCGCGCCATCGCCCGCCAGCGCATGCACGCAGCGGCGCGTGACTTCGCCATCCAGGTGCATCTGCTGCCCGACGGCGCCGACGTGCGCGCCGAGCTCAGCGCCGCGGCCCGCGTGCTGGCCGTGGCCGTGCGCGTGACCGAGCGCCGCTGCCGCACACCCGAAGACCGCGACACCCCTGCCCTGCGCGTGATGGCCGGCGGCATGGGTGCCGTGGCCCAGTGCAGCGAGCGCCGCTGGCGCTGGCGCAGCCTGGACGCCGTGGCCGTGGACCGCGCGCTGCAGGAAGCCCTGGCCGTGCTGCGCGACGCGCACCCGCAAGAGACCCGCGAGGCCTGGCTCTACGTGGAGAGCCTGCCATGACGCCGCCGCGCGCCTGCATGGGCGGCTGGGGCTGCCCGCGGCGAGAGCGCTGCGGGCACCACCAGACCGAGCGCCGATGGCTGCCGGCCGAGCGCCTGTGCATGCCCGGCCAGTTTGACCAATGGACACCGCTGGATGCGCCCGCGACGCCGCGAGGGCCTGCTGAAGACTCGTCGACCACCACCAACACCCAGCCCCACCTGGAGACCACCCCATGAGCCACCGCGCCGATCTCAACACCCTGGAGCGCACACCTTGGGCCCTGCCCACAGCGCCGACGCTGGCCGCGCCAGGAGCCGCTGCGCCACAGCACCAGGACGACGATGCCGACGCCTTCGAGGTGCTGGCCTGGCACCGCGCCGACCGGCGCAAGCCGGATGCCGACATCACCGTGCTGCTGTGGGGCGCCGACGGCTTCTTCACCGGCTACTGGGACGACGAGGCCCAGCAGTGGATCGACTGCGCCAGCGGCGGCGTGCGCGAGGTGGCGCCCACGCACTGGGCCAACCCTGAGGGCCCTCTGTGATGCCGCAGCACACGCCCTTGCGGCCAGGCCAGGGTGAGCAGATCACGCCGGACGCTCTGGCCCGCGCCGGCCAGCACGGCCTGAACACCCAGCAGGTGGCCAACGTGCTGCGCGTGACATGCAACCGCGCCAGCACCGTGCTGTGCCAGCTGATGCGCGCCGGCCAGGCGGCGGGCACAGCCATCGCGTCGGTGATCCGGCTGTTGCTGGTGGCCCTGACGGCCATGCAGCTGGGCGGCTGCGGCGGCGGTGACTGGCCCGAAGGCGACACCGACGTGCCCCGCCCCGGCGTGGACTGCCAGGCCCGGCCGGAGCTGTGCGCATGATGCCCGGCCGCCACCGCCACCACGGCCACCACAGCCAGCCGCCTCTCAGCGCCGAGACGGCACTGGGCGTCATCCTGGCCTGCGCCATCGGCGCGCTGCTGTGCATCGCCCTGGTGAGCTGGATGCTCTGCAGCCAGAGCGCCGACACCGCCGCGTGCAGCCTGCTGGTGCCTGCCCTGCCCCTGCACGGCGCACTGCGCCGCCTGCGCCACCTTTGGCTGCGCTGGCTGATGTGGCTCAACACCCGCCGCATGGCCGAGACCGAGCGGCAGATCGCGCAGTACAGGCGCCTGCTGGCCGACGACCGGCTGAAGCTGGAGTGCCTGCGCAACCAGCTCAGCGCGCAGCAGAGCCGCCAGCTGGTGCTGGGCAGCGAGCAATGAGCGCCGCGGCCATCCTGCGGCCGCCGCCGCGCGCCGCCGCGCGCCGCCGCGCTGCCCGACGTGCACCAGATCCGCGTCGTCGGCGTGCTCGAGCACGACGCCGAGCTGCGCTACACCGCCGGCGCCGAGCCACACGCTCTGCTGGTGCTGCAGATCCAGCCGCCGCGCGGCCTGCGCTACCACGTGCAGCAGGACCTGGGCACCGACCCAACCGACCACATGCACGCCGAAGCCCGCCTGGTGGGCCTCAAACGCGGCGCGCTGGTCAGCGCCACCGGCGGCTGGCTGCGCCTGCAGATGGACCACGGCCACCAGGTCCTGGTGCTCGTGCAGTGCACCAGCGTCATCCAGCACGCCACCGCCCCACCCCCTTCCAGCCCTCAGGAGGCCACGTCATGACCCTGACCATCGCCCCCGCCCGCCACGAGATCATGTGGCGCGACGGTTCCGCCATCGGCGTCCACCCGGTGCTGCGCGACGGCGTGCCCGAGATGTACCTGCGCGCCCTGCCCGGCCAGCCCGCCATCGTCATCGACCTGCGGCGCGTGGCCCCCGGTATCGAGCAGGACATGGCGCCCGCCCCGCAGCGCGACAGGCCCGGCATCGTCTTCTTCACGCTGCGGCACCGGTACCGCAACGCCGCGCACTTCTGCGACGCAGCCGTTACCACCGGCCGCGTGGACGTGCAGGCCCTGCAGATGGATGCCGCAGCATGAGCGGCGACCGCCTCTTCCCGCAGGAAACGCCGGCGCTGCCCACCCTGGGCAAGCCGGACCCCACCGCCACCTGGATCGCCGAAGTCAGCCGCCAGGCGGTGGCGCTGACCGACTACAGCGCCATCGAGCTGATCGAGCTCTACGCCGACGCGCTGCCCGACGGCTGGCTGGACGTGCGCCCGCTGGTCGACGAGCGCGAGGTGCGCGTGCCGACGCTGGACATCCACCGCGCCTACCTGGCCTACGCCGACCTGCGCCGCCTCATCACCCGCCACCCGGTGCACCCGCACCTGGTGCTCATCACCCGGAGGCCTTGATGCCCAGAGCCCAACCCGCAGGCCGCGACCTGCCCGACCACCCGGTGCAGCGCACCGTGCCCGCCAACAGCGTGTTCCAGCAGGCGCAGCAAACCGCCGGCAAGTACGTGCGCCACCCCGTGGACATCAGCAAAGTGAAGGTCTACCGCGACCGGCCGCTGCCCAGCGTGACCACGGGCCGCGGTGCGCTCAGCGACTACGCCCGCATCTACGACGAGCTGCTCACCCAGCCCGGCATGAGCGTGGACCTCACGCCCAAGCAGGCCAAGAGCATGATCAGCTGGGGCAAGAAGAACGGCAAGAAGCTGGCCACCCGCGTGCTGGGGCCCGACCTGGCCGGCGTCTGGCGCTTGAAGTGAGGGCTGCAGCATGAACACCACCACCGAAGCCGTTTTTACCCGCCTGCCGCTCGACCGCCTGCACGAGAGCCCCTTCAACCCGCGGCGCACCTTCACGGCCATCGACGAGCTGGCGGCCGACATCAAGGCCCAGGGCGTCATCCAGCCCATCGTCGTGCGGCCCATCGTGCCGCCGCTGTTCGACGCCGGCGCCGACACCCCGGCCGAGGCCGTGGCCGGGCACGAGATCGTCTGCGGCCACCGGCGCTTTCGCGCCGCGCAGCTGGCCGGCCTGGTCGACATGCCGGTGCTCATCCGCAGCATGACCGACGAGCAGGCCCGCCTGGCGCAGATCAGCGAGAACCTCAGCCGCAAGGACGTGCACCCCTTCGAGGAGGCCGAAGGCTTCCAGGCCCTGATGCGCGACCACGGCTACAGCGCCGACCAGCTGGCCCAACATTACGGCCAGAGCCGCAGCTATGTGTACGGGCGCCTGAAGCTGCTGCAGGCCTGCCCCGAGATCCGCAACGCCTGCCTGGCCGGCGAGATCGGCGCCGAGACCGCGCTGCTCATTGCCCGGCTGCGCAACGACAAGCTGCAGGGCAAGGCGCTGGGCTACATCCGCGGCAAGGGCTACGACCTGAAGGACGGCGGCAAGCGCAGTTTCCGCAACGTGCAGTCGCTGCTGAAGGAACACTTCACCCTGCACCTGCGCAGCGCCATCTTCCCGCCTGAGGATGCCGAGCTCGTGCCCGCTGCAGGCGTCTGCAGCACCTGCACCAAGCTCAGCGGCAACGCGCCGGAGTTCCAGGACCTGGCCAACAGCCGCCCCAGCCCGTGGTTCCGCGGCGAGCGCGAGAAGGGCGAGCCCGACCTGTGCACCGACCCCGACTGCTTCGCCACCAAGAAGAAGGCCCACCTGGTGCGCGAGGCCGCCCGCCTGCGGGCCGAGGGCAAGGTGGTGGTGGACGGCGGCAAGGCGCTGCAGGCCGTCAGCGCCACCGGCGAAGTGAAGGGCGCCTACGTGGCGCTGAAGGATGTGAAGGCCGCGCTCAAGGCTTCGAAGGTGAAGCCCGCCACCGTGCTGATCCAGGACCCGCGCGGCGGCAAGCTCTTCGAGGCCGTGAAGCGCGAAGACCTGCAGGCGGCCGGCCTGGCCGACAAGGAAGCGCCGGCCGCCCGCGGCCGCACCGGCGGCTACGACTACGAAGCCGACCGCCGCGAACGCGAGGAGCGCGAGCAGCAGCGCCTGGCCGAGACCGAGGCCAACCGGCGCCTGCTGCGCGCCGTGCACGACGCCGCGGGCGGCCGCAACCGCACCACCGACGAACTGCGCCTGGTGCTGCGCCACCTGATCGAGGAGCTGGACAACGGCGAAGACGGCCCCGAGCTGCAGCGCCTGTACGGCGACACCCCGCTGCACCAGATGGTCAAGCTGCTGCCCACCATGACCGCCGACGCCCTGGGCCTGCTGCTGCTGGATGTGCTGCTTGTGCGCGGCGTGGAGTGCCAGTACTGGCAGATCGGCGCGCCCGAGCCGCTGGTGCAGATGGCCGAGCTGCACGGCATCGACGTGGACGCGGCGCGGGCCGAACCCGTGCAGACGCCCGCACCTGCCGAGGCCGCGTCTACCCCATCCGAGGCTGGCGCGGGCGCGAAGAAGGGCGCGCGCGGCAAGGCTGCCGCCAAGGCCGCCGGGCACAAGGCCACGGCCGCAACCACCGACGAAGCCGGCCTGTTCGACGGGGAAGACGAAGAACAGAAGGACGACGCCGGCTCCGCCGGCGGGGCGGAGGTCGTGAGCTCTGCCAACTGGCCATTCCCGAGGAGGGTCGAGGCATGAAGCTGTCCAGAAGGCGCCGTGCAGCACACCTGCGCCGCTGGCCGGCAGACCTGCCACGGGCGCAGATCGTCAACATCCAGCCTGGCGACACGCTGGTGGTCTACACGCAGCCGCTGCTGAATCGCGAGCAGATCGAGCACATGAAGGCCCGCTTGCAGAGCGCGCTGCCGATGAAGGTCCGTGTGCTGGTGTTCGACAACCAGGCGCGCCTCGACGTGCTGCGTGCGCGGCTAGGAGATGGCGGATGAAGGCGGACAAGGTCATTGCCGGCCGACAGCTAACCGCCGACCTGGCCAAGGCGCTGGGCCTGCCCAAGCACACCAAGAAGGCCGTGCTCACGCTGGTGGAAGGCGAACTGCCCACGCTGGAGCTGACCATGCACGCGACGGATTCCAACGGGCGCCTGGTGCTCGAGGCCGACCCGGGCGACCCGGTGGCCAAGCGCGTGGCGCAGGTGCAGTTCATGGTGCGGCTGGAGCCGTTCCCGCCGCTGCGCAACGTTCGAGCTGTGCGGACCGGAACCGGCTGCACGGCAGACCCGCAGCGCGACGAAGCCGCGGGCCGGTGACGGTCCGCACGAGCGAGTTGTTATGGCGCTGCCGACGAAGCGAGGACACGATGGCACGACGACGATTTCGATGGACCCGCGAGCGCTACCGCAAGGCGCAGCACCTGGCGCGGTTCTTCAGCCGCTGGGTGTACGAACTGCCAAGCGAGCCGCCACGATTGCTGCAGCGCTACTTCGAGCTGTGGGAGCGCCACCCGCAACGGGACGACCCGCTGCTGCAGCCTGTGCGCTACCGCTACGACAGAGACATGGAGATCCCATTTTGACCAAGCCGCACCGCGTGCAACTCTCCCGCGCCAAAGGCTGGCGCATGCCGCCCAACACCGTGAAGGTGGCTAGGCCGTGCCTGTGGGGCAACCCGTTCGTCATCGGCCAGGATGGCGTGAAGGATGCGAACGAGGCTGTGCAGCGCTTCGAGGACTGGCTCATGCCCTACGTGCAGAAGGCCCGGCCGTTCCGCATCGAGACGCTGGAGGCGCTGCGTGGAAAGAACCTCGCGTGCTGGTGCAGGCTGGATCAGCCGTGCCACGCCGATGTGCTGCTGCGGCTGGCGAACGATGCGCCATAACGGCCGAGCTATGCGGGCCGACACCGGCTGCACGGCGCGTGAGATTCGAGGCGATGCGGACGGCCGGTGACGGTCCGCCTGAGCGAGTTGTTAGGCGTGGTTCCGAAGCGTGAGGGACTTGGAATGACAGCGTTTGAAATTGACATCCTCCTGCACTACGCGACTACGCGCGGAGACCACCCGCACATGCGTAATCCGCCTCCAATCTGGCGAGAAACCATTGACCGGTTCATGGCCGAAGGACTGCTCACTGCCGGAGGCGGGGAGGCGGATGCCGCCTACGTTGCGACGGACAGACTGCGCGCCTACTCTGAGGCGTTGCAGAGCGTTCCGCTGCCGGTTCAGGCGTGGCCTATGCCGCCTCAGAAGCCGGTGCCTCCAGACATCGCCAGGATCATCAGCCGCAACCTGTGGAAGCTCTATGACGACGCCTAACGTTCGAGTTCAGCCGGCGCTGCCGGCAAAGGAGGATCGATGAACAACGACCGTGACCCGGCAGCGCTCGGCTGCAACGAGGAGTTAGGCCAGGCTCCGAAGCGTGACATTGTGGAGCGCCTGCGGACTCGCAACGGCAGCCCGACCGGCTTTGGCCTTGGCCCGGTGTGCGACGAAGCTGCCGACGAGATCGTGCGGCTGCGAGCCCGCGTTCTGGAACTGGAGGCCGTCCACGAGGACGCCAGCGGTGCCATTCTGGAAGCCGTGGCCGCAGAGCGCGAGCGGTGCATTGAGGCGTGCCGGGGCGAGTTCTTGGTAGACGCGCAGCCGACAGAAGGAGACGTCAACTACACGATGGCGGTGTCTCACTGCATCGCGGCGATCTTGAGGGCCTAACGCCGAAGCTCATGGGCCAGCCCCTACGTGAGCAACGATTTTCAAACCTGCTGCCGGGGCTGGTCCCTTGCAGCGCACAGTTCGGCTGGTGCCGGAGCGAGGAAACGATGAAGCGCGTGTATTTGAGTGGTCCGATGAGTGGCATTGAAGACAACAACTTTCCCGCGTTCCACGCCTGGGCCGCGAAACTGCGGGCCGATGGCCTGGACGTGGTGAGCCCGGCCGAGATTCAGGAGGCCGGCACCTGGGAGCTTTGCCTGCGCGCCGACTTGCGCGAGATGTGCACTTGCGATGCCATCGCGCTCATGCCTGGGTGGGAAAGCAGCAAGGGTGCAAATCTTGAGCTGCATGTCGCGCACCGGCTGGGCATGGAAGTGATGCACCTACCGCAGCAATTCGACCTGGTGCAGCACCTGCACCGGCAGATGGAGTTCAGCGCGCGCACCTACGGCCCCGGCGACCGAACAGCCGGCGTGTGCGACCACATCCGCAAGGAACTGAACGAAGTGCAGGACGATGCCGCAGCCGGTGTGCCCACGCTGCCCGAATGGGTGGACGTGATCATCTTGGGCTTCGACGGCGCTTGGCGCAGTGGTGCCACGCCAGAGCAGATCGTGGCCGCCATCGTGGCGAAGCAGACCAAGAACGAGGGCCGCAAGTGGCCGGACTGGCGCACAGCCGACCGTAGCAAGGCCATCGAGCACGACCGCGCCGCGGACACGGCGAGCGCCGCCTGAAGCCGAACTTCAATTCGACGACACCCCCTGTCCGCTAACCCACACAGCTTGTCCGCTAACACGAGCACCGCCATGGACACTGCCACCGTTATCACGACACCAGCAGCGACAAAGCCGCTGAAGCTGGAAGACCAGATCCGCGCGGCGTGTCGCGTCCGGCACTACAGCCTGGCCACCGAGCGAGCCTACGTGTCCTGGTACAAGCAGTTCGTTCGCTGGGCGGGCCTGAAGCACCCGGCCACACTGGGCGGTGATCGTGTGGAGGCCTTCCTGTCCCACCTGGCCGGCGAGCCGCGCAACGTCAGCGCCAGCACCCAGCGCCAGGCCCTGGCCGCACTGCTGTTCCTCTACCGCCAGGTACTCGGCCTGCAGTTGCCGTGGCTGGACAACATCACGCGCGCCAAGCAGCCCACGCGCCTGCCCTGCGTGCTGAGCCAGGACGAAGTGCGGCGCCTGTTGGCCGCGCTGCCACGCACCAGCGCCGGGCTAGCCTTGTCGCTGGCCTACGGCACCGGCATGCGCCTCATGGAGATCCTGCGCCTGCGCGTCAAGGATCTGGACTTCGACCG